TATTATTTTTACAGAGTCACCCATGTTGGCAATCTCTCCGAAGTAATCGGAGTTAGTGATATTTTCAACAACGGATGTCTTCCTGAAGGCTAACTGAACCTGCTTAGAGTAAATAACTGGGGAGAAATTACCATTAGGCAGATTACCATAACCTGCTGCAGTTTTAAATGCCATTTTTATCTCCATTGAAATAAACGAATGTATGTCTGAAACATACTACAGATTTACTCGTCATCGGCTAATAGTGTTTGAGGTTGTGTGTTTAGTAGCTATTTAAACACAGGCTCATACCATCAGGTAGGCTTTCAAGTGTATAATAATGTGAGTATCTTAAAAAGGGTCACATCGGTATTTACATATAGTTATACATATAAATATAGTTTTGTCAATACTTTATCTTGCAGAACCTGAGACATCATATAAAAAGTTACCTGATCTGATAGCTTCCATAATAACATCAGAGTTCTTTTCATAGTCATCTGCACTCATTCTTTGTACTTCAGACTCTTTGATTACAGTATTGTTAGTTTCTGTAGGTGTATTTACTTTACTTTTTGTATTCACTGCTCTTGCAGCTTCTTTAGTATCACTGCCTTTTTGTTTTACACCTATGTTCTTATCTGCTTTGTAAAGATCTATAGCTCGTGCTGCTGATCTAGCATCATCATCATTTTCATATAAAGCAACTTGAACCCACTTAGGTTGTTCTTCTGCCCAATCATGAAAATCATCACTATCTCTTATCTCTTCAAAGTCAGGATGCAATTTAAGTAGTTCTACCTCTGCACGTTCTTTGGTAGCACTCTCATTCATCTCATCTATTTTTTTTATTCTATCTTCTAACTCTGCAGATTGTTCTCTTGCTTTTTTAATAGCAATAGTCTCTACAATCTTTGCAACATCAGGATATTGATTTGCCCATGCCTCAATGTCCTCATCAGACTTTGGCAACTTCATTTCTTTCTTAGTTGCAGTAGCTAGTTGACTTTCTAAGTCTTGGAGCTTTTTTTGGTATTCTTTTTCTTTTTCTTGAGAATGCCTACGGAGATCACCATAACGTTTTTTGAAGGTGCGTTCTTCAGCATTTTTTGGTTCTTCCTTCTCTTCGGTGCTGTCTTGGTTTTTTTCTTCTGTTCCTTCTTCTTTTTCTCCGTCACCTGTTTGCTCCTTTAATAATTTTTTTAAATCTTCTTCGTCTTTTTTTATTCTATCTGCATGAGTAGAACGTTTATCCATAAATGCTGTTTTCTTTGGTGTAGCATCTACCACCATCTCTTGTGCTTGTTCTGCCATTATTTTCTCCTAGGGTTATCGTAGCCATATCGTTGGGGGATAAGTAGCTAGTACATATGTGAATTATTTTTTAGAAGCTAATCCACCTCGCTTCATTTTCTTAACTTTTGTTTTTCTTTTTGCAAGTCCACCTTTTTTTAAATCATCTAAACCTCCTTGAGGGTCTCCTAGTCCTGTCTCACCTGCTTCACCAACCCCTTCAGAACCTGCACCATATCCTGCACCTGTAGCACCACCCAAGTCACCTGATACACCAACTCCTCCTTGTGTTTCTGTATCTACTGATGGAGATAGACTAGGATCAGTTTTACCACTTATAACATCTTGTATTCCCTTTTGTTGACCCATACCTAAACTCTCTAGACCCAGTGATGTTGAAGGTGTAGTTCCTGTTTCTATACCTTTATCCTGTCTATCTTTTATACTCTTTTCTCTTTCTTTTATTACCTCGGCTAGTTTCTTTCCTAGCTGCACATCTAAATTAAAATTTCTACCTAATTCTTTTGAGAGTTGTTGCTTACTAGTTTTGTCTAAACCATATATTTCAGCGAGAGTGTTTATGTTACTAATAATATCATCTTGACTGAGGGCATTTCCTTTGTCATCTAAAGCCACTTCAACTACTGTTGCTTTTGCTGCATTTATAGAATTATTTAGTTCCATTCTTTCTGTAGGACTTAGAGTATTAACATTTACACCTTTTCTACCCATGTCATTTTTTGTTGATGTATAATAACCTGTTATTGCACCTAGAGAAATATTATTAATATTACCTAAACCTCTAGCACTAGTAACTACGTTTTTACCAAAACTATAAATATCAGGACTTAATAAACCAAGTTGCATTCTTCCAAGGTTAGCTAAGTTTTTATCCAAGTCATCTAAATTAGTTAATGAGCTATAACTTAGTGGATCTCCTGCAGGGTCTACTGCACTTGTTGTAGGTCCTTGATCATCCCCCCCATCTGCTACGGATTCTACTTTAGTAGTTCCTGTTGTGACAGGTTTTACATTTAATTCATCTTTTAAAGGTTCAATCTTCTCTACAAATCCATCTGCCAATGCTCTTTCTATTTCACCCGGTATTAAAGATTTACCTGTAGCTTTTATTATAGTTATAGTTTTTACTCTACCATCAGGATGCACATATGTTTTAGTTATTGTTTCAGGTGCTCCACCTGCAGAAGGTCCTAGTAGTCCAGTAAATGTAGCAGGATTATAAGGTTGTTGATTTGTAGGTTGTCGCATAGTAACTTTTCTTACATTTGTGTTTTGCACTTGTTGATTTTGAACAGGAATATTAGTTGATGGTGTAGTGTTTATAGGTATTGCAGGTGCAACATACGTTCCTGCCTGTGCTTGTACAACACCACCCTCTGCCATTTCTATATCATCTATTGTAAACGGAATGTCATCAGGCAATGTAGCTTCATCAGAGTTACCCATCTGACCCATCTCTTCCATTCTTTTTAATCCTGCTTTTGCTTTTTGCCTAAGTTCCATCAAGAAGTTTAATCCTAAAAATCTAACTACATCTGCAGGGAATACAAATTCTCCTTCACTTAGTTGTGCAGGTATATCGTCTCTAACTTCTTCTTGTGTAGATCCAATAGGGACATCATTACCTGATACAGGATCAACTGTACCACCTTCTTCTTTTAGTCCACCCTCTTCAAATAATTCCATTTGTTTTGACATAGAACCACCTTTAGCAGCTTCTTTTACAGTTCCTTTTTCTATTGCTTTCTTTAAATCTTCATCTTCTATTTCTTTTTTTCTTAGTCTTCCTTTTTTCTTTGACATGGGTAATGCATCTAATAGACCACCTGTATCTTCTTTTACATCTATTACTTTTCTTTCTTCTAACTCTTTATTTATTCGTTCCATACGTCTTTCAGGTGTATCTGTATCAACTTGATTCAGAGGATGTCTAGGATCTTGATCTGCATAGTAACCTTTTTCTCTATAAAATTTTTCTAGTTCTCTGAAACCCATAATTTTAAATTCTTCAGACATTTACTTCATCCCTTAATAATTTAAGTCTTTTTAATACAGATATAGAACCTTGTGCTCTATACAACGTGATAGTGTCTTGACTTTGTTCCATAGTTTTATATTGCTCTTGTATTAGTATATCAATATAATTATTGAAGTTGTTGATCAGTTGGGGGTTGTTCACCAACGTCTTGAGTTTGCTCAACGTTTGCTTCTTGTCCTTGTCCACCTCTAGGTACTCCTGTAAATCCTTGCTCTCCCGGAATAGGTGCTTGTCCTGTGCCTATCGTTCCACCACCTGCTCCTGTTGGGTCATTGGGGTCTACACCTGCAGGTGGTTGTTGTGCTTGTTGATTTGCATCACCTCTAAAATTTTTCAACACCTCTGCTTGTATTGCTGCTTGTCTCATGTCATTTGTAACTTTGTTAGGATCAAGTTCCATAGACTTAGCTATCTCTCTAATTATATAATCAAATTTTGCAAAAGGTGCTAGTGCAGGATTAGATGCTACACCTAAGAACTGCATAAGTCTTTGTGATCTAACTTCGTTAGCCATTAAACTTTCTGTTCCTCTAGCTTTAACTTCTAAGTCACCTTTTATTTCAGGATCAAAATCAAACTGCATATTAAATCTAAACAATCCATTACCTAATGGAGCAAGTAAATAATCATCTATGTTTTTTATTACAGTTTTTATACTTCCTGCTGCTGCGTTCATGAGCATAGATATACCTGAAGCAGTTCTACCTATGCCCTGCACACCTGTCTGTCCATGTGCAAAAGACGGAAAGCCTGTGCTCTCATCTGCTAACACTCTAGCCTTATCAAACAACTGCATATTCTCACTAGATACATTTGGAAACTTTGTACCAAATATAGCTTGACCCGGTGCTCCACCTTGTCTTCTAAATATTTTACCCGGATACACCGATAAATCTTGACCCGGTACTAAGTTTGTTTCATCTACTTCTATGAGTAAGTTTCCTGATAATACTGCATTATCTACTGCCATTCTCATAAAACCATTCATCAAAGTTTGTGTGTCATCCATGTTCTCTGCTAAACCTATACCAAAAAATGAATATGGATTTAGTTCATATGGTGCTGCCATGTATGGAATGACTGCAGGTTTAAATGGATTTAGTACAACTCTAATTAATTTTTTATTACATATCCATATATTTACTTGTAGTTCAGGAAAGTCTGTTAGCTCTTTAGGTATATCTACCTCTTGATCTGCTAACATATCTGTATCTATCATACCCCAATATTCAAGAACTTCAAACCTATTTACATAGTTTTCTTGATTATAGTCTGTTAGATCGTCTTCCCAATATTTCTTAACATAATTTTCACCACCCTCTATGGCTTGTTCAATAACTTCTTCTCTAAAGTATGGTCTTTTCTTTAATGCTCGTAGTTCACTTCTAGACATCTTGTGTCTTTGTATCACATACTGTGCCTGATCCATATTGGTAGAATCAGGATCAGGATAAAAATCCCAAACAGATACATGTGATACTTGTGGTACAGTTTTAAATGTAGGGTTGTACTCACCTGTTTCATCCCAATTAGGATATTCTTTATCCGTAGCAAAAGGACCTTTCATAATCCCTGTGCCAAATAAAGCCATTTCAAATGCAGTGTGTCTTAAATGTTTATTTGCATTTGACTCTTGTAGTTGATCTACAATTTTTTTCTCCATAGATTTAGCTGCTATCATAGCAGGACTAAATGTTATCGCTGAAGGAGTTTTACCAACTTCTTCTTTAAGATTACTAATCCCTTCCAAATCTTTTTGCAGAGGTCCAAGACGATCAAGTAAACTTTTTTCGGTAGCTCCTTTAGGTAACTCCATACCATCTCCGGGGAAACCATAAGGGGAATCCATTTTAGATTCTCCACGAAGTTCTTCAGGTTCTTGGGGATCAAACGAAACATCTTTTGCAACTCCTTCAGGTAATTCAGTGGGTTCTATACTTATAGGAAACTTACCACCTGCGAATAGGACATCAACTATTTGTCCATAGGCTGCTAAAGTTTTTGTTTTAGTTACTTTAACAAATACTCTAGACTTTTCTGCTTCTGTGAATTGTACGTCAGGACCATATAAACCTCTATAATTTCTGTAGGCTCTAGTCCATCTCAGTTCATCTTCATATCTATAGTCTTCAGATTTTTTAAACTGAGCCATAACATGATCAACTAAATTATCTACACCATAGTCTGTAAGCGTTGCATCACTAGAATCTTCTAATGCTATAGCTTCTTCTTCTATGTTTACTTCTTCTTCTGCCATATTAATATCCAAATGTTGAGTCAGCTACAGGCATACTAGCTTTGGGTCTGCCTATAGGGTCGTAGTCAAATATACTAAATCTAGGTCTTGACATAATTCCATATCGTAATGCATCATAAATGTGATCCTCTGATCTCGTATCTACATCCTCTGGATTTCTTTTGTCAAGAGGTATTGCAGGTATTTGTGATATAGAATTTATACAGGTATTAAAAAACACTATTCTAGGTTCTTCTGTATACTCATCTACTTGCAAACGTCTGTGTAATTCATTTTTACCTGATACACGACTACCTTTACTTCTATCAGATGGTCTCCAACGACATCCTCTTTGTATCATCTGTTCTGCCAAAGAAGGACCAGTATCACCACGTTTATGCCAAAGAGAGCTATCCAAAACCCCATACTTAATATTTCCATCACCTGATTCTAACTCTAATACTTGATCTGCCAAATCAGAGGCTAACACTTTTGAAACGTATAACTCTCTGTATACTATAAGTTGCTCTGCAGGTGAAACTGCAAACCAAAGAACTGCACTATATGAACCATAACCATAGTCACAAGCTCTAAACTTTACCCAATTAGATGGTATACCAAAAGGTTCAACAACGTGTATATCACGATTAAATTCAGTAAAGGCTGCACCTTCTTTGATATCCCAATCACCTTCAAGTAGTTGCTTCTTCTGTTGTTCAGGCAAAGATAAAAGCATTGCCTCGTAGTCACCTGTTTCCGACAGGTAAGGATTATCCATAAGTCTAGCAGGTATAAATCTTCTTTTAAATAAAGACTGTCCTGCTTTAGGATGTCCTGATGGATATTTTAATACTTCTCCTGTTTCAATATTAGTAGCATCAAAAGATTGTCCATAAGGTGCAGGGTCAATAAACATTTTTTTAACCCACTGATGACCCGGACCTCCGGGGTTTGTTGTTGCCCTCATGTAGACAGGTAAGTCAGGAGCAGTAGAACGCAATCTTGATCTCATGTAGTTCCATGCAAAAGGTTTTGCCCATTGTGTTAACTCATCAAAACCTATCCAACTAAATGCCAAACCTTGATATCTAAGAACATCTTCTTCACGATCTAGGTATGACATCCACAGTCTTGCACCTGATGGTGCTACCCACTGCATCTTTCTTTCTGACCACTTTATACCCTTCCAAATTCTAGGATATAACTCTTGAGACTTCCATATCAACTCTCGTAATTCTTCAGTTGTATGTCTAAGTAGTAGTCCACTAAATGATGGATGACCCATATAACGTAGTGGATCTGCTAACATCGCAAAGGATTTACCACCACCTGCACTTCCACCATACAGAACTTCTCTTTCGTCTGCTGCTAAGAACTCTGTTTGAGGACCTTTGTTTGGTTGAAAAACTATATTCTGTTCTGCAACAGGTATAGCCTCTATTTCATCCTCTATGATATTTACTTTAGGCTCTTGCTCCTGTTCTTTCTTCTTGTATGCTTTTCGCTTTTTGGATTGCTTTCTCGGCATACTCGGACCATTTTCTAAGAGTTCTAGCTTGGTTCTTACGTTGTTGTTCATGCATCAATCTTTTTCTCAAACCTACGTGTGATATATCTCTTCCTGTTTTCTTTGTCAACCAATTAGCAACTTGCCTGTATGAATATTGATTAACATATTTTCTAGCTAATTCTAGTGCCTCTAGTTCATATGGTATAGGATCAAGTAAATCCATATCATCTTTGTTTGTTCTATAACCAAACGGAACTATCCTAGCTATTCTTGGGATTTGTATCCACTCTGTTTGAGTATCATCTTTTAAGTCTGTTGGTTGTGGTAACTTCCACTTCCCTAAACTTCTATTCATTGTATCACGTTCTTTTTAAATTGTCAATTATTTTTTTTAGGTGGTAGTAACATAACTCCACCTGATGCTTCTACCTGCACCTTTTCAGTCTTAATTAAACCAACTCTGTCAAGTAATTCTTTTGATGCTGCGAGTTTATCTCTTATGCCAAGTTGTGTAGGATCATCTACACCACTAACCATAGCCACTGCTGCTTTAGGTGCATTACGTGCCATAAATGCTTCTGTTACTTCCATAATTTCTTTTTTAAGGGAGTTTACAATATCTGTGGTAGATGAGTTTTCTGAATATCCTGCTAACACTTTAGCCTGTACAACATCACCATTTGCTTGATCAAACAGAACTTCTAAAAATTTCTTTTGTCTATCTGTTAGTTCTCTACTCAATGTGGTATTCCTTGTGTTATAACTCTGTCTATAAGACGTTGTGCTCTGTTAGTTGTTTGTTTGAACCAACGTGAGTCTTCCATCTGATTTGCCATTTCTTGATAGTCTTCTGCTTCTACGGCAGCTATCATCTTCTTGAATTTAGACAAACGAGGTTTGCCAAGTTGAAATGACATATTAATTAATACGTGTTGTATTTCGTCAGGTAGTTTATCAAAAGCACTAAATATAGTTTGACAGTCTTGTATTGCAACTTGTACATCATTTAAAAACCAATCTTGTACTTGTTGTTCAGGTATTGGGTATCCTATAGGTTTACCATAGTAGTCTACATCCCATTCTGTGATAAGATGCCCTATGCCTCCAGTCAAATGATTTTCTGAGCAATAGTACAGTTCATACTTTACACCCTCATCTGCCTCAATTTCTTCTCTGAGTGTATTTATGTTCATGTTAAGTTCTTCTTCCTCCTGTATTGGGATTTCTTGCTCGTGGTGAGTCAGAAGGATTCGTATTTCTATCTCTTGCACCACGTGACCTTTGTGTAGATAATTTAGTTGGTGTAGGTGTTACTCTTCTTTTCGGCTTTGGGTCTCCCACAGGTCTACGTCTTTTTCTTGATTGAGCATCTTTAAGTTGTGCTACTGTTGGTCGTTGTCGTAAGGGTAAGACAGGTCTACCCCTAGGGTTATTAAGAGCTTCTCTTTGTCTTCGTCTAGCTGCTTCTAATAACTTTCTTCTCATAGCTGCATCTAGTCTTTTTTTAGCTATTTCCCTACGTCTTGGTAGGTCTTGCATTTGTCTCCTCATTCTATCTCTTTGAGCAGGTGTCAGTCTTCTAGGGTCATTTGGCATTTGTTGGATAGGGGGTCTACGTCTACGTCTTGGTGGGTCTCCCACAGGTCTACGTTGAATTGGTGGTCTACGTCTTCCTCTTAATGGAACGTGAGCAAAACCTCTATGTGCCTTTACAGTAGGTTTTTTCTTTGTAGTTGTGGTTTTTTTCTTTGGAGTAGCTTTTGTCATAATAACCTCGTTGTTTGATTCTTACGTATTTCTTTTACGTGAAGATGCCAAAAATAATTCCCTATCTTACAGGTTATAGCAGAAATCTTTAAAAATGTCAAGGCTTTCCAACTCAT